CCCATTAGTAACGCAATGCCTGCGACTAATACGCTCATACTATCACCGCTATTTTTGAACGCGGTTACTAGGCTTTTGAAAACAGTGATGACTTTGTTTACCACTGCGTCCGCAAATTCGAGAACAGCGGATTTTATTTCGTCCCACCAATAAACAACGGCGATGATGGCCGCTATTAATAAAAATATACCCAAAACAAGTAATGCGATAGGCCCGCCCATCAACGTCATAGCAAGGCTCGCGACCGTCATAATTAACACCACCGTTTTAAGCGCTGCAGATAAGGCAAAAAATACAAGTAAACCTATGCCTATCTTTTTCATAACGTCGACAATATCGTTAAAATTATCGACCAGTTGGCGCCCGTACTTAAATATGTCCTCCGCAACGATGTCTTTATTTGAAAGCGCCCACTCCCTAAAGCTTTTTGTTAATCTTGTTAGCAACGGAAGCAACGGCAGTATAACGGTCTGCATAAACCCTGTTAACGTCTTTTTAAGCGCGTTTGAAGCGTCGACATACGCCTCGGCTGCTATCGCCTGCCCCATGGTTATGACACCGTTCTCGCGTTGCTGTAGGCGTAACTTTCTAATCGCCTCAGCGCTGTTGTCTGCGATATTAACAAGCGCAAGACCTGAACGGCTAAACGCTGCGTTCGCAAGCGCTGCTTTTTCAGTAGCACTGTCCGCCGAACGAATGGCATCAATCATAATTTCGAAAGATTGGCCGACATTGTCCGACGCTTTAAGCTGTGCAAGTAGTTCGGGGTTTATTTTTTTTAGGCCTGAAACTAGCGGGCCCATATCGCCTGCGGCTTCACCTAATCGCTTTGAAAATGCGCCGAGTGAATTACTTAATAACTCGTTTGTTACGCCACTTTGTTCTGCTACAAATTGAAATTCTTGAAGGTCTTTTATTGGGAATTGAAGTCGCCTTGACTCTTTGGCTAGTTTATCGGCTCTGTTAGCTACGGAGTCTATAGCTAAAGTTAAGCCCGCGACCGCTGCGGTAGCTACTACCGCGCCCCGTCTTAATCCGCGCCCCAAGCCGCTGGCCATGCGGCCGACTGCTCGATTAGCTGTGCGCAAACCCCTAGCAATGGACCGTGTCATTTTTCTAATGCGGTTCTGCATACGGGAAACAGGCGCGGATATACGGTCGACCGCTTTGAATACTGCTTCAACACTAAAACGGCCCGCCATATATACTCCTATTTTGCTTTTGTGTGGGCTTTTAACTCTTCGCGCAACCCGTTATAAAAAAATCTTATTTCGTGCGCGGCCAGTGTTCTGGGGTCCGGTAGCCCAGAATAGTCGCGGCATATCTGTAACAACATTTCTGTATATACATTTTGCAGATTGTGCCCCCCGTCTGGGAGGCATTCGTCCGCCCCGCGCCTAACCAATTTCGTCCGAACTACCCCAGAAAAAGCGTTGTAATTGCCATGCAAATTTTTACGTCTGTTATTTTCATTTTACTAAATACGTTAGAGTGTGTTCTCGTTATCTCGCCCATTAAAGCATACATCTTGCCGATATCTTCGGTTTTCTTTTTACGATCCATCGCCATCAACGCTGATCCGGTGGGCTCGTAAAACGTAACGGCCATCGCGTCATTAATTCGTTGCGGTGTATATGTAGGCTCTCCTTTGTCACTGACAATTAAAGAACCCGCCTGTATAGCTAGAATTAATTTTTTCTTCTGTTGATTAAAACCTTTTAGATCGTCCTCGTCCATATCGTCCGTGTTTACGTCAAGATCCATTAACTCCACAAATCTAAGGAATTCAAGTTCCGCTACTTCTTTTGCCACTACATCAGTCATAATTTAGCCCTATTTGCTTAATTAATTGAGTGCCACGCCCTGCTATAAAGCAGGCTGAGGGGGATAGGGCGCCCGCGCGACATAGTGCCCTATGACTTTATTTACTGCTGAGTAAGTATACCAGGGCCCATCAAAGAAACCGACGCCGTCGCGTTCTGGCTGCTCGCCTGAGTTTCGCCAACTATCTGGGCCGTTGCTTGGTAATCTTTACCCGACGCGTAAGAGATAACAATCGCGAAAAAATCCGGGCTATCACTTAACTCTTGCAAAAATTCTTGATCCGCTCGGTCGTCATCAATCTCTAACATTAACCCGTCAATCGACAAAGGTACGCGCGTTTTTATCAATCTCGCCGTGCCGTCGCCGTTCGCTTGAACTTCGTTTTCAAACCCGCCTAGCTTGCGCTGGGCCTCCGCGTCCGCTGCGACCGCGAAATTGCGGCCCGCTAATGTAACGCTTTCAATGCTTCCGCCTGTTGCTGCCATGTTATATGACTCCTGTTATGCTACGACTGTGGCCGTGCCAAAGAAAAATCCAAAATTCAAATCAACCGAAATTATATTCGAATTTCCGCTTAATTGAACCGTGACCGAAACGTCTAGGCGCTTCGGATTAGTCGAGCTTATTTGCGCCACTGTATTCGCCTTAGCCGTTTTCGGGTCGCTTATGATAGCGTTTAAACCCAAGCTATCTAGCAAAGCGGCAATAGCTGCAACTGCGGTCTTAGGCTTTTTAGCCAGTCTGTTAACAGTTGGCTGGTCATTAGGTATTAGCGGTGCTCCGTCCCATTCAGGCGTTGCAAAAATCAAATCTAAATTAAATATGATGTTCTGCAGCTTAACAATATCCACAACATAACGATATGCTGGAATAGGATCACCCGACGGATGATAGAACGTGACGACGTCCGCAATATTAACAACACCATCCTTAACAACTATCGACGAACTGCCTTTTTTAATGGCCTCATCGCGCTGTATATACGTCCACTGCTCGCCATCCGTGCCCGGCGTTAGGCCCGTCGCGTCTTGGCTGCCGTAATCTTGCGGCGGGTTATTGTTTGCTACTTTAACAATTCGTGATAGCTGGCGTGCTGCGGTCATTAGCGGCAAATCGTTAGACCCTGGCGCTACTAACTGAGCGTTGACTCGGTCTGTTTTGCGTGCGTCTGATACCGCCGTGGCGCCTGAAACTGTAGCCGCCGTATTACCTGTGAAGGTTATCAGCGGTTTACGTACTAGCGCGCCCCATCGGCCCTCGCCAAAAACGCTATATTTGTCTAAGGAATCCGTATCCGCAACGTCCATGCAATTCAAAACCATGGTTTCCCAAACGTTGCCGACTTGATTTAACGCAATGTCTACATCTGGGTTTACAAGGCCGCCTTCTGGCTGAGTGAACGCAAAAGATACGCCCGCGTCAGTCGGGCCGATAACTTCTATTACGAGGTCATTAGAGCTTGTACCCTTCCATTTCGCGGTAATGTCGACTTTAGTTGTGTCATCAGCCGCAACAACGGGGATTTCTAACGTAGCGTTAATCGCTGTTGTTATAGACGCGCACATTGCGGCCACGCTGGCGCCTTCTGCGATAACAAACTGCTCTGAACTGATGTTATTAATTTTAACTACGTACGCGCCTGAGGTAGTAACCGTGCCACTTGGCGTAATGTCTCCCGCCGCTGCAACACCGCTGGCATCATCTTCGAGCGGGTAAACTGTGACCGGGATAGTCCCGACACCGTCGCCGTTCGTTGGCAAAAGCTGCAATACTGCTAAATGTACCGGAGAACCGAAGCCGTAAAGCGTTGCCGCCTGCGTTGCGCTAGTTACTTGTTGTTTTGCGGTCGCATATGTTGACGCTGTAGAGCCTTGGCCCACAACTGCAACACGTTGTGGCAGAAATAAAACCCCGCCCGCCCGTAGGTCTTTAAATATTGTTTTTATGCCCACGACCCTAGCAACTGCTGAGGCGTCGACCGCGCTTGATATTGCCATGGGATGATCTCCTAATTTATGGCGCTGTATAATCGTAATCAGCTTCCAGAACTATCTCGCCGTCCTCTGTTCTGATAACGTCTACGGATAAAAGCTCTAAATCCACAGGTTCAACCTGTGGCGAGAACTCATTAAATATTACACGGAACGCAAGCCGAGCGCCCACTATTTGTTGCATCTGTCTTGCGTCAAGCTCTGGTTGAAATGCGGTTATAGACTGCGGCATCCTGTGCCAAACAGTCTTTCTTAATCCTAAATAGGTGTACTCGGCCGCCATTAATATATTACGTACAAGCCTCAAGGCTTTTTGAACCTCAAAAGACGCTTCCCTGTCGCCAGGTATGTGTCCCGTTGCACCATTGTCGCGACTCCTTCCGTAACCGTAGCAATCTATGTTGTAAACTGTTTCGGACGCTTGGCGCTCTACTACGTTGCTTTTACTAGGATCGAAACTCGAATTGTCGAACCAAACGTTAACAAGCGGGCTTGTGTCGACAACCTCATTAAGAAATTCTTCCCATGGATTCGAACGCTCTGTAAATATGCGAAGTTTCCAATCGTTCGGATCTTTTCCCGCATCTGTTGCGAGCTGCATCTGGCTAGCTATCTCGGTCGTGAGTATGGCCGCTATCTGATCGCGAACTATCTCAAAAGTATCTTGTTTATCTATTAACGTTGATATGGTCATACCACGTATAACTCCAACATTAATGTAATTAATCCCAGCGCTCTGTCTGGATTAGATTGTGATACTTTAAACGTAAACGGGTTGCCGTTGATATCGTTAAATTGCACAATCCAAGGTTTTATTCCCGCGTCTGCTATCCCGCGGGGCAATGTTAGCCCTGCAGCAATAATTGTGCTTGTTCGTATCGCTACGGACGCAAGGCGGCCACTTACGGCTATTCCAGTATCAGGATCGATTATTTGCGAAATATCGACTGAAAAACCCGTAAGTGGTCTGACTGTTCCCGAAGGGTCTGTCAAAATTATGTCGTAACCAAAGCCCCGGTCCTTATCTTCTAGGATAAGTCCGAGGTCTGCTTCGGCTTGTTCGCGAAGTCCCATCTTTTAAGCTCGGCCGATGTGCTTAGATTTTATGAACGCTTTGAACGCTACTTCGCCACCGGATAGGTCTTTTGCTTCAATCTTTTCGCCTGCCGCTATAATCCCGCGTTTAGTTGTTATCGCTTTTCGAGGCATGACTTTAAAGCCTGTTTCTTCTGGAGCTTCTTCGGGTTCGGTTTCCCCGGGGGCTTCTTCGGCTTGCTTTGCTTTAAAATCTTTTAGAAGGCTAGACAATTGACTGTTGTTTAAGTCTTTTGTTTCCGGCGTTTCCATCTTTAGCTGCGCGCAAATTGTTGCGATAGCGAGGGTTAATTCTTTATTACTGGCCATGGTATTTATTCCCTATTTATAAAAAGGCTCGGGGCGAACCCCGAGTAATTAGTTTATTTTAAAGCTGAGTAATTAAACATCCGTACGTATCAATTGCAGTCGGGATTATAAGTGGTCTTGCACCTACGCCACCATACAATTGCTCGCCGTCATTTGTCAGCCATGCGTTAGTAAACAAATCCATTCCGCCAGCTGAGTTACTTAAACGACCTGGCAGCTCTGGTAATAAGTTAGTAGATTGACCGCCGACTAGCGTTCCAATGTTCGGGATCGCGCCGAACGTTGCGTCCATTCGACCTTGAGAAGCGCGCACAACGACATTGCCCGGATCAATAAATTGAGTCTTGACACCGTCCGACGGATTAGTGTAGCGCCCGCCATAAGTCCACAAATCAAAGCTATAATTTCCGATTTCAATCATTCCGCGATAGTTACCGCCGCCGCCGCGCATTTGCATGGGTGCGATAGTACCTAAATCAATACGTCTGATATCATATCGCTTCTGCACGTCCTCATTAGAAATAAACTTTTCAAACGCAACCGCGCCCATGATTATTTGGTCGGGGTCGAGCAGGCCATCGTTACGAATTGCTTCGGCTAGCTCTTCAATATCGCCAATCATTTCCGCGCCCGTAGCAGTAGCCCACGAAGTCCCGGCTGTTGGAAAGTGCGAGGCTTTAGGCTTATAATCTAAGACATAAAGCGCAACGCCATCTGAGTCCGTTAGCGTTAGTTCGCCAGTCTGCAAAACTTGCGACGCCTGTAGCTCCACGGAACGCCTAATTTTTCGTTCAATCTTGGTAATGCCGTTGAACAAACGTAAAATTACGTTAGCTCTAAAGTCGGGCGCCTCAAACGGATTTTGCCCTGGCATACGTTTAATTAAATCAAACGAGTTAAGCGGAATTGCTTCCTTGTGAATTGGCGGTTTAAAACCTTTATTAGTGTAGAGGTCTTCCGCGTTCATTCGGTAACCCGTGCTCAGGTCTTGAATAACGATTGAGATATCTTCGTCGCAACGAACAATATCAATTTCTACTTCTTCAGTAGTATGGAAATTTTCAGGCGGGCTCTGAAAGAACCCAGACAAAAACAGCATAGGTTGCGCCATCGACATGTAGGCCGCTAGCATACGTTTAGTAGTTGAACCGCTCATTTTATGCGCTCCTATTTAGCGATTATCAAGAGTGTTTAGTTCTTGAACATCGACTGAGATTAAAGAATAGTCGCGTAGCTGGTCTAAAACTGCAGCGTCTACGTTTGAATTGTCGGCGTCGGCGTCAATAATTAAACGGCCCAAACGTACCGATCCGGATACCATCGCACGCACTGGCACATCGCCCGCACCCGTAGACGTAACCGGGTAAGTTAGTACCGCTTTAGGTATACCGTTACCGTTACTTGAACCGCCTTTCACAAACGGGATTAATTTTAAAGTAGAGGAATTACGCGCTAAAATAGTGCCCTCTAATACAGTGGCAACACCCGCAAAAGTAAGCGGCTCGTTACTAAACTGCGCATCTTCTAAAATAACGCTGCCTAGATCAACATCGGTGATAGTAATATTCGCCATGATGTTATACTCCTAAACCGAGACGGGCTTCGATTAAGCCGACTACGTCGCCGCCCTTATCATCATTACTCTCGGTGTTTGCTGCATCACCCGCGTTAGCTTCGAGATTGTCCTTATCTCTTGCGTTAACGTCTGAGCGATTCATACCAAAAGTCATGTATGTTGCTGACAGAGTGGCCGTCATAGCGTCGCCGTTTCTTATTGAGGCGTTGGCGGTTTTAATATCGCCCGAGCTTTCGCCCATAACTAGATGCGCCGTGACTCTATCGCGTTCTTCTACTACGCCCTGCTGCACCGCCGCCGCGAATGTGTCGGGGTGCTGGGATTTTAGATCTTTAAGGTCCATTTTAGTGGCCTCCGGTTGATTCCCGCTGTTGGCGGTGGTTGTGGTTTTGATAGTTTTAACTGCCTTTGGCGAGCTGGTCGCCACGGCGTCAATCATACCGCGTTTTACTGCTTCGTTAGCTAAGACGGTTCCGCCTCGGCCAAAATCTGCGTTTACTTTTTCGGCTGTCGTGCCACGGCCTTGAGCGATGGCGTCAACAAAAATTTCGTGCATAGCGTCAAGTTCTTCGCGAACCATGGCCACGCCTTCCTCCGTGCGCACATTAGGACGCTTTTTAGGCGCGTCCGTGCTAGTGATACTGATTTCGTTTTCGTCGTCGTAGAATGTCGCCACGACGCCAACGCTACCAATTCGAGCCGCTATGTTAGACGCGACAACTTCGTCAGCTTGCGTGGCCATAGCAAAAGCGGCAGAAGCCCCCACGTTAGAAATTATTGCTTTACTTGGTTTTGTAGCGGATTGCATCGCGGCCAGCATATTAAACAGCCCATCGAACCCGCCGCCAGGGCTATCGATTTCGTATACAATGTTAGTGACCGAATCGTCGCGCTCCGCTGTATCGATAGCCGATATAATTTCCGGATAAGTTGTATTACCACCGCCGAATATCATAGCCATAAAACTGGGCTCTTGAGTCATTACGCCCCTCACTGATATTTGCGCGTTATCACCCGCAACCGTTAATAGCCTATTGTTACCGCTTGAAACGTTCTCAGTGCTAAACTGAGCATCGAATTGCGCTTGCTGTTTTGCTGTAAATTTAAAGCCCGATTTTTCGGCCACTTGCATGGCTTGGCGGACGCCAGCTTCTAATAACCACATAAAAATGATCCTCTTGTTCTTTGCATACTAGCTTTTATTTTAGCACTCGTCAAAATCTTTGCTTGCTTAGCTATCATTGCGGCCCTGTTTATCCTCAAGCATTGCCTCGATGTCTCCCATGCTGTCCGCTGCAGATAAAGCGGATTGGGCTTCTTCTTCGCCGAACTCCTGTCTGAATTCTGCCATGGGTCTAGCGGCCTCAACTTTCAGTTCGTTCTCGCGTTTCAATCGCTTAATGTTTTTACTAAACTTAGTGCCCGTGGTTATGCGGGCCTCGCGCGCGTTCGTGCTCCAACCCTCATCTGTGAGTATCTTAGATCCCTTCGCTTGCTTAAGCATGTCCGTCGATGGCTTTATAGATCCATACCATTCCGTCAAGGTCCACGCGCCAAATATGTCGTATTCGCTCGGCGTTCTAAACGCTTGCAAAAATCCCGGCGCGTTAATTTTCTGTAATAGGGTCTCGCTAATTAGCCAATCAATGTATATGGGGCTGCAGAATGTTTCTCCGAAGTCACCCCATGTTCTATTGATTGCTATTTTAAATTCATTGATTGCCGCTTGGCTGGCGCTGTAGTTATTTGAAAACGATAGCCGCAGCACTTCGGGCGGGATTTCTAAAGCCCACGCTATTGACTGGATTATCGCCTCTTCAAATTGGCCGAAGTTTAGGTCCGTGCCTTGACCGCCGAGCAAAACAGGTTCCTCGCCTGTCTGTAACTCTTCCATGACAACGCCGGGTATCTGGTCCGCAACATTAAATCGGCGTTTAGTTCCGTCCGGTTCGGTCACTTGAGCGGTCCCTCTGCGCACTGCGCCGCCGGTGACAGGTAGCGTCCCCATCTTGTCCTCTGTTTTTCTAATAAACATGGCAAGCATGGAATTGTTTAACGCTTTACGCTGGGTAGAATCCCGGTATCTGTCGATTTCTTTTAGTGACTGCATGACGATAGCTAGCAACGGTTGCCCGCGTAGTTCGTCGAGTCGTTTATCAGTGCCATATATTAGCCATGATATTTTACGCCCCGAGCGTTCGGACTCCGCCGCAATTCGTTTAGTGGAACCATCATCTTGATTTATCCAGTGCGCTACTACGCGACCTAAGCCGTCAAGCTCAACGCCGTGGCGTATCTTGTGACCATTGCGAAGCGATCCGTAATCGCCAAGCGGCGTTCGTACTTTGCTGCCGCTTATCAATTGGATCATGGGTAATTTTGTTTGTGGTGACTGACGGATAACGACAAGCACGTCCCCGCTGACTAATGCTTCTAGTCGAGCCGTGCGCTGGATAGCGCCGAATGTTGACTTCTTTTTATAATCACATAAGGTTGGCCCTTTGCCCCAGATACCAAAACGGTTTTCTGTGGTCTCTGACCATTCGTTGAGACTCTCCTCTGCGACACCGATGATACTTTCATCCGGGCAGGACTCGGGACTTAAACCCGTGTTTATTTCGTTAGTAACTAGCCGTCGTACAATGCCGCGAGCATATAGATTCTCTGTGAACAACTGAGCCGAGCGCGCGCGAAGAGTCCAATAGTCCACCTGGTGTATCTGCGTTATGCCAAAACCGCCAGAGAATTTACCCCCGTCAAAAATAGAATCTTCGTAAGGAGAAGGCGAATTTTGTCCCGCATAGGCTGACGGGTTCAAGTTGTCCACGGACAAAGGCGTCGGCCCCGAAACGTGTTCAAAAGTGCCGTCGCTTGCTAGCTTATAATGTGGTTTTTTACTTACCATCCCGGCCTCACTATCACCGCGCCACCACTCAACCTGGCTTCTAAAGTAGCGCATCGATTATACAAAGAATCCAATGTCTTATTAAGCGCGCTTAAATCTAGTTTAGTGACCGTCTGACGGCTCTGGCCTGTGTCGAGCGTATAGGATTGCACGCCATTACCCAGCGCTAACAAAGCGTCTTCGTAAGCAACTATCATTAACTTGGTTGCGTCTATTCTGCCCTGTAAAAAAGTACGTTCCATTACATGACCGGCCCCGTGATTTGATTGAATAAAATTAAATCTGTAGAATTACAGTATACGTATTTATGTACTGTAGTAAAGTTTTTCATTTTCGATGTAATCCCAGAACGTTGGCCAGTCAATTGTTTCTAGCTTAAAATGCTGTATACAAATAGCCCACGCCATTATCTCAACTGCAGCGTGGCCATAGACTAATAGATCCCAAAGCTCGTTATGAGCGTTTCCGGGCCTATGCCAAAAGTAGGTTACTATTCCTTTTTCGTCTTTTTGCTCGCGCCTAGTTTCAACGGTTAATTCTTTTAGCTGCTTGTCTGTAATGTCCACCGGCGCGTTAAAATGGTATTTCTTTTGTTCACCCGCGCCCTCTTCCCATTCCCTCCGTAGTACGGGGGCTATTCGGTCCTTGTAGTGATCAACTAAAATTCTGTAACCTACCGTACCTGCCTGGGTTGTAAACTCCGCAAATTCTTTTATCGTTTGATTCTTAGCGGTGCGATTGCGGCCAAGAATAGGGTAAACACCAGAGGCATAATCCGAACAAAAAGTTGTCACTGTATCGTTAGAATATCCAGAGTCTATCAACGTTATTGCAATTCGATACTTGACTTCGTCGTCGGCGATATATTCTTTTTCTTCGATTAGTTCTCGCAATCGGCCCCAGACGGGGCTAGTTAGTTCGCCGCAGTCGTCATCACTGCCCTCTGTCTCAAAACGCCAGTAATCTATCACATAGGGCTTAGTGTCCCGACACCAGCCAATTACTGATACAGCTAAATTCTGTTTGTGAACATCAACTAAACAAGTCAAAAATAAAATTTTAGAACCCGAATGTATCGAGGCGTAGTTATTGGGTATTTGACCTAGTCTGTATGCTGGCCTGCGGTGCGCGGACACACTAGCAAATCTAATTTTAGAGCCCATTATCTCGAACGGCTCGGCCAGAACGTTGTTGTAAAAAACTTGATATAGTCCAACGTCTTTCACTTTTTTATTAACAGTGTCATAGCAATCTAAATAATCCGCAACAAGGCTGTACCAAGGCGCCATGCCAATGGGTGAGTATAGCGCCGGCAAATGATACGAGCGGATACCAAGCTCAACCGGTCGCGCGGTCGGAATCCATTTCGCGCCGTGGTCTTCTGAAAATAATCTTTCTTTGTCATGCTCGTGATGTGGGTGTCCGCATTTCTGGCATAGATAGCGAACGGAATCAAGTAGTAAAATACCGTCGTCTAACTCCCAAGTAAATCCGCCGATGATCCCCGTCTCTTTGTCTAGGCTACTCCACCGCAACACTTGAGCAAAACCACAACTTAAACAATTCACATTATATTTTCTTTGGTCGCCGCGAAGGTACGCTTTTTCTATTTTAGAAGTCCCTTTGATAAGCGGCGTTGAACCTCGAAATATCTTGCGCCTCTCCCAGTAACCTTTACAACGTCCATCGCTTAGTTTGTCCGGGTCGCCGTCTTTGCCTACTGTATCGGGCCAGGCATCAATTTCATCTTTTAGCATTACGCAAATAGAATAAGACCGCATCTTATCGGCGTTCTTTGCGCCGAACGGAACTAAATAGCCGCCGCCTTCAAATTGCAAATGGTTGGCTGTTTTACCTGTTTTTTGGCTGTTGCCCTCATCACTTGAACGAATAATATGCCCGAGGTCTGAGTGTGCGAGCATAGGTAAAAAATTGTTTTCTATTCGCGCGCTAGCCAGTTCTTTGTCCGCCGTTAGATACATGATAGGCAACGTTTTAACGTGGCCCATAAAATACAGCGCGCCGGATTCCAGAACAGTAGAGTATGTTATTTGCACGCCTTTTTTGAGATTGACTTCTCGAACTGGGCTATCCACATCAAAGCAGTCAACTATCTCGCGCATGAACGGGTTTACGTCGTAGCGGATGAAACCCGGTATTGATGTGACCGATTCGGGTAGGTATCTATTTTCTTCGTTGTACTGGCTGGGCGATATGTGTATGACCTCGTCGGTCAACCCCTCGACTTCTGAAATTACCCAATCAGCGCCTATGTTATCGATACTACGCATTGCGCATCGCCCTAGCGACCTTTGCTTTTACGGGTCTAATAAAACTGCTGATCTGGTCCGCAACAAATTTTTCTATATCCTCAATAGGCCTGTTGGCTGAGTGCATTGCGGTGGCTCTGCGCGCTATCGTCTTGGCGCCGTCAGTTAATAATTTTATATGGCAGGCGTCTATCGGTTCAATTATGCCCGTTCGAACTAACTTGCGACTAACCAGCTCGCCTTCTGTTGCTGCGTTCTTCAATCGCTTTTCGTTAATGGCTTCTATCTTTTGCGTGGCGCTAAGCCAATCCACAAAGCGCGTATCGGTGCCGAACTTATCAATTAAATCGCGCAGTGTCATATGAGCAAAAGCCTGTATGTCTTCGGGGATCTCAAGTATCGGATCGTCTTCGTATGCTAAGCGCTTTTTAGTTTCTTTGGCAGCTGCGGGGCCTCTAATGTGCGGTTGTTTTATAGCCGGGGCCGTGGCCACATTAACAGGATCTTTATTTATCAGCCCGTTTATTTTCATGGTCTCGATTATATTGCGCGCCCGGTTGAAAGGGATCCTGAACTCGGCTTGAACGGAGGACTTAGTCCATTTGTTTTGTTCCTGGCAATAGCTGACGACCAGCTCGTATAGCGGGTCTATCCCGGTGGCGGGTGGTTCTGTCTGAGCGCGCGCCTTCATAGCCAAGTAATCAACCGCAAGTGTGTGCGCCACGTCAATGCGCTTGCCGTCACAAGCGGGCTTCAAAGCATTATTGCAAGCCTTCGTTACGGCCGCGCCTGTAACTCCTGCTTGGCGAGCAAACTCGGCCCGGCTTATCAGTTTCTTTACCATTCGTACAGTGTATCCTAGTTTTCTGAGAAAGTTAATAGTGGTAAACAAAACGCTTTTTGTGCGAGGGGCGCGCGGTGGAATCAAAAC